ATGAAGTTTCAATTAAAGATTATGCAGGTACATTTGATACAAATGCACTTACAATAGGAAGAAATTCACAACCAATAGAAGGCGTAGCTGAAGACTTAACTGTCAGTGTAGAAAGAGCTGGTTTTACATTAGCATATTCTGATAGTACACAAGGTTGGCTATTGAAAGATAAATAATGGCTAAGTATAAAGGTATTGGTGGTACAACCGTTCAAACTAGAAGCGGTTCAGAAGAATACACATATCCATCTGGAGCTGAAGGTTCAATTTATTATAATTCTAGTAATGGTCAATTTGAGTTTGTAGGTTTAGGAACTGGAACTTGGAGTTCAGGTGGAAACTTAAATACAAAACGTTATGCTGCAGGAGCTTCAGGAACTCAAACTGCAGGAGCAATATTTGGCGGTGACGCAGATGGTGGTAGTCCTAGATATGGATTGCACGAACAATATGATGGTAGTTCTTGGACTGAAGCTGCAGATTTAAATCAAGAAGCAAGTTATACAGGGGGAACAGGCACTCAAACTGCTGCTTTAAAATTTGGAGGTTATAGTACTGCAAGACATGCAAATGCAGAAACATGGAATGGTTCTACATGGACAGAAGTTGGAGATTTAAACACCGCAAGATTTGGACACGCTAGTGTTGGACATACAAGCACATCTGCTTTTGCAGTAGGAGGTTCATCAGCAGCTTCTGGCACTGCAGCTGTTGTTGAACAATGGGATGGAAGCAGTTGGACAGAAATAGCAGATATTAATAATGGTAGAGCATATTTTGGAGGTTCAGGACTTACTACGGCAGGTCTTGTTTTTGGTGGTGGTCCAGACACTGGAAACACTGAAACATGGAATGGTAGTTCTTGGACTGAGGTTGGAGATATGAATACAGATGAGAGATATGGTTTAGGAAGTGGTACACAAGGTACTAATACAGATGCATTAGGTTTTGGTGGTGGTTCTCCAAGCACTACTGCAAATACAGAATCTTGGAATGGGTCTGCTTGGACAGAATTAAATAATCTTTCAACGGCTAGAAGAAATCTTACAGGTGGGGGATCACCAACTGCTGCTTTAGCTGTAGGTGGAGAACCGCCTATTTTAACAGCTACAGAAGAATGGACATTTACTCACGCACTAAAAACCGTGACAACAAGTTAAAAATAAATTATAACAAAAGAAAAGGAGGATAAACTATGGCATACAAATACAGTGTAAAAGAAAACTGGGGTAAAAATGCAAATGGTGATTCATTTATTCGTCATGAAGATAGAATGAAATTTCACATTGAAGGTTTCCCTGGTAATGTCTGGGTAACTGATGACAATGTATACGCTGACAGATGGATAGCTAGACATAGTGCAACAGCTAAAACTAAATCTGAAGCACAAGCTATTGTTGATGGTGTAATTGATGATGCTCAAGACACTTGGGATAATGACAATGTTGACGGTGAAACATCAGCTGAAAAAATTACAAGACTTGGTGCTAAACCAACAGATATAACATTACCATAGTAGAATCCTCATGGCAGAATACAAAGCTATACATGGAACTTTATTTCAGCATAAGACATCTGATCCTTTAGGTACAGGTATTCCTAATGCTGCATGGGCTTCTGGTGGCAATATGAATACTGCAAGACAGTACGTAGGTGCTTTTGGATCACAGACGGCAGGACTAGTAGCAGGTGGTGAGACAAGCACATCTGTAAATAATGTTGAGCAATATGATGGTACTAGTTGGACAGAGATAGCTGAAATTAATACAACAAGATATGGATTAGAAGGTTTTGGAAATAGTTATACATCTGGATTTGTAGTAGGCGGTGCTCCTGACAAAGCAGAAACAGAGTCTTGGAATGGAACTAGTTGGACTGAAGTTGGTGATTTACCACAAGGAACTGAAAGAGGTGGTTGTGCTGGAACTTCAACATCAGCTTTTTACGTAGGTGGTTATAAATATCCTTCACCTGCTGCCCCTACAAACGTTGGTTATGATTGGGATGGTAGTTCATGGGGGACAGGAAATAATATAAATACAACAAGAGACAGGATGGGAGCTGCTGGAGTTGTAACATCAGGAATAGTTTTTGGAGGAACATCACCAGGAGGTCAACACGCTCAAGCAGAACTTTATAATGGTTCGGCTTGGACAGAAACTGGAGATTTAAATACTGCTAGAAGAGAACTTGGAGCATCTGGTTTTGACAGAACTAATGCTCAAGCTCTAGGTTTTGGCGGTGAACCTCCAGCTGTAGCACATACAGAATCTTTTGATGGTTCTGCATGGACAGAAGTTGCAAACTTATCTACAGCTAGAGCTGCAGGAGGAGGTTTAGGAACTTCCCCATTGGCAGCTTTTGCAGGTGGTTCTGGGTTAAGTGCTGCAACAGAAGAATTTACAGCAGCACAAATAACAGATGCAATAAAAACAGATGGACAAACTTTCTATCGTAGTGATACAGGCGATTTTAAAGTTACATTAACACAATATGGCACAGGTGCATGGGCATCTGGTGGTAATATGAATAACGCTAGAGAACAATTAGCTGGAGCAGGAACACAAACTTCAGCGTTAGCAGCAGGCGGTGCTCCTCCTAACAGTCTTGATTATACAGAAACTTATAATGGAACTTCATGGAGTGAAACTGCTGAATTAAATGTAGCAAGAAGATTCACAGTAGGGGCAGGTTCTTCAAGCACTGCAGCTTTGTTTATAGGTGGTTATTACGATCCTGGTCCAGCTTATTATTCAGATTTAGTGGAATCATGGAATGGTTCTGCATGGACAGAGATAGCAGAGTTAAATACAGGAAGAGCAACCTATCAAGGTGGCTCTGGAACACAGACTGCCGCTTTAACATTTGGTGGAAATGTTCCATCTAATGTAGCTATTTGTGAAAAATGGGATGGAAGTAGCTGGACAGAAGTAGGAGATTTAAATACAGCAGGATATGCAAGATGTGGTTTTGGATCATCAACTTCAGCTTTATGTTTTGGTGGTAATGCTGTTATTGCAAGTAATGAAAAATGGGATGGAACTTCTTGGACTGAAGTTGGAGATTTAAATACAGCTCGTAATTATTTAGGAGGAAGTGGAACTGACAGTACTGCAGGACTAGCTATGGGTGGAGGCACACCGTCAGCTAATGTTGCAATTACAGAATCATGGAATGGTAGTAGTTGGACTGAAGTAGCAGATTTATCAACTGGTAGGGCACAAAACGCACCAGGCACACAAGGAACTAGTTTACTATCTATAACATTTGGAGGGTATACAGGCACTGCTCCATCAAACGCAACAGAAGAATGGACTGTACCTGAATCAATAAGTAATTTAACAATAACGGATTAATATGACATACGGATCTGGAAATAGCGGAGATTATAAAAAACTAAAAGGTCAGATGATACAAGTTACTGATACTGATCCACTTCCTTATGCAGGTTCATGGGCTACTGGTGCAAATATAAATACAGCTAGAAAAGGTTTGTCTGGTTTTGGAACATCTCCAGCTGCAATAGCAGCAACAGGAAATAGTCCATCAACTGTAACAAGTTGTGAATCTTGGAATGGTTCTTCATGGACTGAAGTAGCTGATGTTAATACAGGAAAATTTTATAGAGGTAATTGTGGAACAGCAACAGCTGGTTTAATAATAGGTGGTGCACCTGCAACAGCAGATGTTGAAGAATGGGATGGATCATCATGGACTGAAACAGCAAATTATCCTGCTAGTTTAAGTGGTCCAATTTTATTAGGAATTCAAACTGCAGCTTTTTGTATTGGTGGAGATACAGGTTCATATGTAACTGCAACAAATACTTACAATGGTTCTAGTTTTACTAGCTCTACAGCAATTAACACAGCAAGATCTACAGGTATAGGTTCAGGATCAACAACTGCTGCTGTTATAGCTGGTGGTACTACTCCAAGTGCAACTGCTGCTACAGAACTTTGGAATGGTTCGGCTTGGACAGAAGTTTCAGATCTAAATACAGCAAGAGAATTATATGGAGGATCAGGAGATTCAAGCACTGATCTTATAGGATTTGGAGGTCTTGCAACAGCTATTGCAAATACAGAAGATTGGAATGGCACAGCATGGACCGAAGTAGCAGATTTAAATGCAGGTAGAAGAGAACTTGGTGGAAGCACTAATGGAACTTCACAACTTGGTTTAGCTTTTAGTGGGTGTAATAGTAGTGGAACTGTTCAATCTTCAACAGAAGAATGGTCTTTTCCATCAGCACCAGGAGTACAAGAAGGACAACTTTGGATTAAAACTGCAACAGGTACTAGTAGTGTTATGAAAGGATACGCTGCTCAGGGAACAGGAAGTTGGGCAAGTGGTGGCAATTTAAACACCGCAAGATATATGGCAGGAACTGCAGGTCAACAAACTGCAGCATTTGCTGCTGGAGGTGCAGATGCAACAGGTTTAGTTGGTATTAATGAACAGTATGATGGCTCAAGCTGGACAGAAGCTGCTGATTTAAATACAGCTCGTGGTGCTCCTGGAGCAGCTGGAACTACAACTGCTGGAATAGTATTTGGAGGAAATAACCCAGTTTTCAATAACACAGAAACTTGGAATGGAAGTGCTTGGACTGAAGTTGCTAATTTAACTACAGCAAGATTTGAAGCAGGCGATGCTCAAGCAGGAACACAAACAGCCACTTTATTTTTTGGCGGTGGAGAACCTGCTAAATCAGCAAAAACTGAAAGTTGGGATGGATCATCTTGGACTGAAGTAGGAGATTTAAATCAAGTTAAACAAGGTAAAGGTGGATTTGGAACACAAACGTCAGCTATGATGGCAGGTGGATTTGTTCCTCCTCAAACAGCAAACGCAGAAACTTGGGATGGAACAGCATGGACAGAAGGCGCTAATTTAAATACAGGTAGATCAGGACTAGGTGGAGCTGGTTTTGATAATACCTACGGTATGGTTTTTGGCGGAGACGCTCCTCCAGATCCACAAAATACAGTTGAAGTTTGGAATGGTACTAGTTGGACAGAAGTTGCAGAAATAGCAACAGCTAGAAAAAATCTTAGTGGAACAGGATCCGGTGTATCTTCTTTAGCTATTGGTGGGGAAAACCCAGGAGGTAATCTTGCTAACACAGAAGAATGGACTGTGCCTTTTGTAACTAGAACATTTGGTACCGATTAGACTTGACCTTTAATTAGAAAGGTATATAAAGAGATTAGAAATAAATAAAGGATTAATATGAACAAAGAAAAACGTAATATAACAACTAAACTTGAGACTGAGTCTAAGTATTTATCTAATATTTTAGATAAAGATGACGTTAAAAGTTTTAAAAAATTAATACCTGAACTCCAAGATACTTGGATGAAGAAACAAATGTTTAGAACAGAAACAGAAATGAGATTTTCTGTATTATCTGATAATAAATATCCAACAAGAGCTGCTAAATACTGGCAATCTGTTAGAGAACAAAATACCCATTTTGAAAACTTAGTTCATCTATCATTTGATGCCAGAAAAAATGATGTAGAAATTAAAAAACTGCAAAGAGATATTAAAAAAGAAAAAGATCCATTAGAAAAAGAACTTAAACAAGTGGAACTTGAAGAAAAAATGTATAGTAAAGCTCAAATGGAACTTGTAGCTAAACATAGAATGAGAGAAGTAGCTACTTGGTCTAAACTTAAATTAGAATTTGATGATGGAAACTTTGATAAAAAAGATGTTAATAAACACCAGGCTCATTCTTATCTATTAAGACTTCAAGAACAAAAGAAAACATTAACACCAGGTTCTTCTCAACCAGAAGTATTTAACGTTTTAGGTCAATTAGAATCTCTTGAACGAGTAATAAAAAACAGGGAACTAGAGCCTTTGAAAGAAAAGAAAAAAATAACTAGAAAGTAATATGAAATTTGACTTTGTTTATCTTGGTCAGACCGTTCTTAAATATCAAGTTCCTTTAGAAATTTTTGTCGGTCTTAATGATATATACGAAAAACGTAAAAAAGAATTACCTAAAGCTAATAAACAATTAGTTGGTAAAATAGAAGATGAAGTATCTTTATTTTATTCTGGTCCTAATAATAACAAAATGCATCAACACTCTTTTTTATCTCAAGATATATTAATGTGGTTTGATTCTATTTTTAATCATTATCTTAAATGGAATAGAATAGGTGAAAATCAAAGAGCAATAAATTCTATTTGGGTTAATGAAATGAAAGCAAATGAATACAATCCTGTGCACATTCATCAAGGTAAATTATTTACAGGTTTGTCTTCTGTTATGATTTTAAAATTACCTAAAGAAACAGGCGTTGAATATTCAGCTAAAGAAAAACCTATGAATGGAAGACTACAAATTATAGGTGCAGCTAACGGACAATTTTCTAAAACAGATTATTCTCCTGAATGTAAAATAGGAGACTTTTATGTTTTTCCTTATGACATGAGACACTGTGTTTACCCTTATAATAATACTAAAGAAAAACGTAGAACTTTAGTTTGTAATGTTGATGTAGAATATAATCCAGTATCATCAAGAACAGGAATGGGTCAATTAGAATGATTATAAAAATGCCAAGATGGCAATCTTACATGGCTACAACGACAGAACCTTTGTTTACTCCACAGCAGTGTCAGGATATTATAAATGCAGGTCATGCAGAAAAACCACAAGTAGCACAAGTAGGTATGAATAAACCAGGCGGTGGTGTAGATAAGAAAAAAAGAACAACAACTATATCTTGGATACCTTTTAAAAAATTACCAGAGATGTATTCAAAAATAAATTACCAATTATCTTTAGTAAACTTAAATCATTTTGGTTTTGAAAATGTGGAAATAACAGAGCCCGCACAGTTTACAGAATATCCTAAAGGTGGATTTTATGATTGGCATATGGATTTAGATGTTAACGGTCAACATGAACCACCTGTGCGTAAAATATCTATGACGTGTTTATTATCTGATCCATCTACGTTTACAGGTGGTGAATTAGAATTTATGGAAAAAAATAAAGTACCTAATCTTAAACAAGGGCAAGCTGTATTTTTTGCATCTTTTTTAAGACACAGAGTAGCTCCTGTAAAAAAAGGTATAAGGAGGTCTTTAGTTATGTGGTTTGGAGGCCGACCTTTTAAATGAAACGAGAAATATTATTTCCTACCCCTATTTATTGGAAAGATTTACCTAATGCTAAAGAATTAAATAAATATTTATTTAAACATATAAAAGCTTGGTACAAACAAGATATTAAAAAAGGAAGACCCACAGGAGAATTTAAAACTAATTCAGGTTTTGGTTGGCATAGTTCAACCGATATGAATGATAGAAAAGAATACAATCCTTTAATTAAAGAATTATTTATAATGGCTAAGTATTGTAATCTAGACTATGGAGTTAAACCTAAACTAGGTTTAGGTAATATGTGGGCTAATATTAATCCTAGTTACAGTTATAATAAAACTCACATGCATCCTAACTCATTATGGTCAGGTGTGTATTATATTAAAGTTCCAAAGAACTCTGGTAAATTTTTTGTAGAAGATCCAAGACCAGGACCCAATACTTATATGCCTAGACGAATGGATAATTTGCCAAAAGAACTATGGAGACTTATAGCCTATGATGCAATTGAAGGTAGAATGTTATTTTTTCCTTCTTGGTTGTCGCATGGTGTTGATATTAATATGAACACAGAAAAAGGTGAAAAGAATTGGAGAGTATCGGTTTCTTTTAATTTTATACAAATACCAGAATGAGTTTTAAAAAAAATAAATACCAAGTTATTAAAGGCGCTGTTTCTAAAGAAATAGCAGAGATTGGTTTTAAGTATTTACAAATATCAGCAGAAGCAGATCATTGGATGTTACAAAATAGTGTAACACATACAAGCAATACTTTAGTTGGTAATTTTAAAGACAAACAAGTTCCTAATTCTTATGCCAAATATGCAGATAGATTTATGGAAACTTTATTAATTAAAACTATACCTACAATGGAAAAGAAAACAGGACTTAAATTAATACCTACCTATTCTTATTGTAGACTGTATAGAAAAGGTAATATTTTAAAAAGACATAAAGATAGACCTAGCTGTGAAATATCTACAACACTTAATTTAGGTGGAGATCCATGGCCTATATTTATAGACCCTACAGGATCTAATAATGTTATAGATGAATATAAAAACATACATAAACCTAATGCACCTAAAGGAAACAGAGTTGATTTAAAACCTGGTGACATGCTTATATATTCTGGTTGTGAACTAGAGCATTGGAGAGAGCCTTTTGAAGGCAAGCTTTGTGGTCAAGTATTTCTACACTATAATCATGCAAATGGACCCTTTGCAAAGACTAATTTGTATGATAAAAGACCTCTATTGGGTATTCCCAAATAACGTTGATTCTCAACGCATTCTAATATAATCTAATAAAGAAATTGTTATGTTACAAAAATTACGTTTTGCACCAGGATTCAATAAACAAGTAACCGCTACAGGTGGCGAAGGCCAATGGGTAAGTGGCGACTATGTTAGATTTCGTTATGGATCACCTGAAAAAGTAGGTGGTTGGGCTCAATTAGGAGACAGTACACTCACAGGTAGAAACACAGCTTTACATCATTTTGTTAATGCTAGTGGTATTAAGTACGCCGCTTTAGGAACAAACAGAATGTTATATGTGTATTCAGGGGGAGCTTTTTATGATATAACTCCACTCAAGAGTACAACAACTTTAACCAGTGCCTTTACAACAACACAAAATTCAACAACAGTTACGATCACGTTTTCAAGTGATCACAACATTTCTAAGTATGATATTATTCTCTGTGATAATTTTAGCTCTGCTACCAATTCTAATTACGATTCTGACGATTTTGATGATAAAACTTTTATGGTCGCTTCCGTCCCATCCAGTACAACCATTACAGTCACAATGGGATCAGCAGAAAGCGGATCAGGAGCTTCCACATCTGGAGGCGTAAGAGTCAAACATTACTATTCTATAGGTCCAGCCGTTGAGGAATCAGCTGCAGGTTGGGGATTAGGATTATGGGGTGGTACTGTAGCAGGAGAAATTACTTCTACTTTAGATGGTGCATTAACTTCATCTTCTTCTAGTATTGTACTAGATGATTCAAACGGGTTTCCGGCATCAGGGACTGTTTTAATTGATAACGAACGTATTGCTTATACATCAAATACAACAGGTACAGGAACTTTATCAGGATTAACAAGAGGATCAGATAACACGACAGCAGCTTCACATTCAGATGGAGCAACAGCCACGAACGCTTCTGATTATACAAAATGGGGTGCATCTCAAACAGGGGACATTGTTACAGCACCTGGTCTCTGGCACCTTGATAACTTTGGAAATAAACTTATTGCAACGATTGTAGATGGATCAACTTTTCAATGGGATTCAGATGCAACAGGCGCAACCTCAACACGAGCAACTATTATTTCAGGTTGCCCAACAGCAACAAGACAAACTTTAGTATCTACACCAGATAGACACTTAATTTGTTTTGGAACAGAAACAACAATTGGAACAACAACGACTCAAGACGATATGTATATTAGATGGTCTGATCAAGAGTCATTAACATCTTGGACTCCAACAGCAACAAATACAGCAGGTACACAGAGACTTGCAGATGGTACTAGAATTGTAGGAGCTATTAGAGGTAGAGATGCAACTTATATTTGGACAGATACATCTCTCTTTATCATGAGATTTGTAGGTGCACCTTTTACTTTCTCATTTCAACAAGTTGGAACAAACTGTGGATTGATTGGTAAGAATGCAGCTGTTGAAGTAGACGGAGCTGCGTACTGGATGTCAGAAAATGGTTTCTTTAGATACACTGGTAAATTAGAATCTTTAGCGTGTTTAGTTGAAGACTATGTTTATGATGATATTAATACCGTACCTAAGAATCATATCTATGCAGGTTTAAATAACTTGTTTGGTGAAGTGACTTGGTTCTACCCAGGTAGTGGTGCTGCATCTAACAATAGATCAGTAACCTATAATTATATGGACTCATCTAGTGAAAGACCAATTTGGACAACAAGTTCTTTAGCAAGATCTACATGGTCTGATTCTCATATTTTTGGTAAACCTCATGGAACTGAATATGATTCTAGTGCTACAAGTGATGCAACAGTTGGTAATACAGATGGAGTGACTACATACTTTGAACATGAGACAGGTCAAAATCAAATTAAAGGTGGTAGCGCTAGTGCTATCGCTGCAAACATACAATCTGGTGATTTTGATATATCCGCAGTACAAGGTGGAGTTGCAGATTTAAGAGGTGACGGTGAATATATGATGAAAATTAGAAGAGTTATTCCTGACTTCTTAACTCAAACAGGTAATGCAAGAGTAACTTTAAATTTAAAAAATTACCCAACAGACGCAGAAGCAAGCTCATCATTAGGTCCTTTTACAACAACAACGTCTACAACAAAAATAGATACAAGAGCGCGTGCGCGTGCTATAGCTTTAAAAGTAGACAACACTGGGTTAACTCAACACTGGAAACTCGGTACCTTTAGATTAGATATACAAGCGGATGGAAGAAGATAATGGCAATAGATAAAAGTTTAAGTCAATACCAGCAGAATTTATTAAGGGGCACTACATTAGATGCACTTAGAAAAGCAGGTATTACAGATGCTCCAATACAGAATTATGCAACACCAAGAATAACAGTGCAAGCTCCAAAGGTTCAAAATATAAGTTTGCCTGAAAGTCAAGCAAGTATGCCAGCAACAAAAATTAAAGCAGCTCCACCTATTACAAGATTACTTGGAGAAAGCCCAGGAGGAGCAGGTCTTGGATCTTTTGATTCAAAAAGATATAATGCTTTAGCAAGGTCTTTTTTTGATCAGGCAACTAAACAAGCTATGGACGATCCCAATTTAAAATACGTTAGTAAATTTTTAAATAGACCTTATGGACCTGGAACTGTTGCAGATAAAGGAGTAAGTATTATAGGTGATCCAGGTGTAGATGCAGAAGAAAATCAACCTCAAGATGTAACAGTTGAAACAAGTATGCCTGATGCCGTAACTGGA